CAGGCACGACATCGTGCGCAGCCTCACGCTGCCATGCGGTCAGTGCGTAGGTTGTCGGCTTGAGCGTTCTCGCCAGTGGGCGATTAGGTGTTTGCATGAGGCAAGTAGGTATACAAACAATTGTTTTGTAACGTTGACGTATAACGATGAGAATTTGCCAAGTGATCAGAGTTTGCATTATGATGATTTTCAGAAGTTCATGAAGCGCCTTCGTAAGGCGCATAGAGGCATTGACCCCGTAGAGGGTCAGTATCCGATCCGTTTTTATATGGCAGGCGAATATGGCGAAAATTTTGGCAGACCTCACTTCCATGCCTGCATTTTCAACTTCGATTTTTCGGATAAGAAGCTTTGGAAGCGGACGGATGTTGGCAGTAGAATTTTTAGATCCGAACAGCTTGAAAAGCTGTGGCCTTTTGGTTATTCCTCCCTCGGAGAGGTCAACTTTCAATCGGCTGCGTACGTTGCCCGTTATATCATGAAAAAGATTAACGGTAAGCAACAAGCCGAACATTATGAATACGTTGACCCAGATACTGGGGAGGTTTCGCAGCGTAGACCTGAGTTTAATAAGATGAGTTTGAAGCCAGGCATTGGTTATGACTGGTATAAAGAATTTAAGGATGATGTTTATCCCCACGATTTTGTGGTGGTAAACGGTCGTAAGGTTCGGCCACCTCGCTTTTACGATAAAAAGTACAAGGCCGAAGACCCTATCAGTTTTGAATGGATAGAGTTTGAGCGAGAAAAGAGAGCTCGAGACAAGTATGAAGATAATACTGTTGAGAGATTGGCAGCAAAGGAAAAGGTGGCGAAAGCCAGGCTTTCCTTGCTTAAACGTAGTTTGACGTGAGGAAATTATATGAAGATGTTAGTGTGTACTATCAGAGATAGGGCGGCAGAATGCTATGGTCGCCCGTTTTTTTTACCTGCTACTGGAGTTGCTATTCGTAGTTTTCAGGATGAAGTCAATCGTAATGCGGCAGATAATCAGATGTATGCGCATCCAGACGATTTTGATCTTTACGAATTGGGTGTTTTTGATGATTTTGATGGTAAATTTGCTTTACATGAGACTCCGAAGCTGTTAGCGTTAGGGAAACAGGTTAAGAGTCGTACTTAAATACAAGGGGGGTGATCTGCAAAGATCGCCCCGCAATTAGGAGATAACGATGATGCATCGTAATAAGTCTGTAAATGTCCATCAGTTCGCTATGATTCCGCGAGCTGATATTCCTCGGTCTAAGTTTGATTCACAGAAGTCATATAAGACGACTTTTGATTCGGGATATTTGATTCCCGTTTATGTGGATGAAGTTCTTCCTGGAGATACGATTAATTTACAGATGACGGCGTTTGCTCGACTGGCTACGCCATTGTTTCCAATTATGGATAACATGCATCTTGATTCGTTTTTCTTTTTTGTTCCAAACCGCCTGGTTTGGGAGAACTGGCAAAAGTTTATGGGTGAGCGTTACCCAGACCCTGACAGTTCGATAGATTACACAGTTCCGGAGATGACATCGCCGGCTGGTGGTTATGCAGTGAATTCACTGCAAGATTATATGGGACTGCCTACGGCAGGCCAGATTACAGGTGCTAATACTGTTACGCATTGTGCGTTTTGGACGCGTGCGTATAACCTTATTTGGAATGAGTGGTTTAGAGATCAGAATTTGCAAGATTCAGCTGTTGTTGATGTTGATGACGGTCCGGATAGTCCGGCCGATTATGTTTTGCGTCGTCGCGGTAAGCGACATGATTATTTTACGAGTGCGTTGCCTTGGCCACAGAAGGGTGCGGCAGTTACATTGCCTTTGGGTTCAAAGGCGCCTATTGCGGTTGATCAACCCAATTTTGCGGCTAATTATAGTTTAGGCGTATTAGCTCCTATAGCAGCTCCGGCTGCTACTGCAAGAGCTATTAATACTAGTTTGGCTACTGCTAATTTGAACAATGCTGCTGCAGATTATGGTTTGTATGCGGATTTGAGTGCTGCTACAGCTGCGACTATTAATCAGCTACGTCAGAGTTTTCAGATACAGAAATTATTGGAAAGGGATGCCCGTGGCGGTACTCGTTACACTGAAATTATCCGTTCGCATTTTGGAGTTGTCAGTCCTGATGCTCGTTTGCAGCGCCCTGAATATCTTGGTGGTGGCAGCACTCCCGTATCTATTAATCCCGTTGCCCAAACTAGCGCCACAGGGCTTGCTGAGAATACTAGTCCGCAAGGTAATTTGGCCGCTTTTGGCACGGCTCTCGCGTACAATCACGGATTTACGTACAATGCTACTGAGCACGGGGTGCTTATAGGTTTAGTGTCGGTTCGTGCTGATCTTACGTATCAGCAGGGCCTTCCACGTATGTGGTCAAGGTCTACACGTTATGATTTTTATTTTCCTGCGTTTGCAACACTTGGTGAGCAGGCAGTGCTTAATAAAGAGATTTATTGCACTGGTACAGCTACTGATGACCAAGTATTTGGCTATCAGGAGCGCTGGGCAGAGTATCGTTATAAGCCCAGCCAGATTACTGGTTATTTCCGTTCAACGGCAGCGGGTACTTTGGATGCTTGGCATTTGGCCCAAGAATTTGGGACTCTGCCTGCATTGAACGATGAGTTTATTGAAGATACGCCACCGGTGGATCGTATTGTTGCTATTGGCGAAGAAGCCAATGGCAAACAGTTTTTGTTTGATGCATTTTTTAATGTAAGACAGGCACGGCCAATGCCGTTGTATTCAGTGCCTGGATTGATTGATCATTTCTGATGGGACTATTATCGACAATAGGAGACGTCGCCAAGACAGTTGGCGGCGTTTTCAGTCCTATAGCCCCCATAATTGGGGGGGCGTTAGGTTATATTGGGGGTAGAGAGCAGAATGTTGCGTCTGCACAGGCTGCTCAGAAGCAGATGGATTTTCAACAATCTGCGTCTGATACATCGTACAGACGGCAGGTTGAGGATTTGAAAGCTGCGGGTATTAACCCTATGTTAGTTTCTAAGTTGGGCGGTGCTAGTACACCAGGTGGGGCTATGCCCCAGTTTGTTAATCCTGGTGCTATGGCCGCACAAGCTTATTCTTCCGCCCAGTCTTCTGGTGCGGCAGCTCAGCAAGCGCAGACTTCCGAGAATCTGAGTGAGCCGCAAATGGCCAATGTGAGGGCTATGACGGCTAAGATTACTGAAGAGATTAAGAATGTACCTTTGGAAGGTGAAAGGTTGCGTGAGACAGCGTATATGTTGTGGAATCAAGCAAAGCTTTTGGGTTCACAGAATTGGAACCAAAAGGAGATAGAACAGCAGATTATTGCTACTGTTCAGAAGATTAAGCGTGAAACGCAATTGCTTGATTTTAGTATTGAAGCTATGCGTAATTTTGACAATTTGGGTAAGAATGTTGAGCAGTTAAAGCCCATAATTGATTTGATAAAGCCGTTTTTAACGAGGTAAAAATGCGTGTTAAGAATCCGATTACCTATGATCGTGACAAGAATAGTGATCTTGCCAAGCTTGTTTTTACTAGTCCTAGTAGGACTCAGCAGTCATTTAGAGATGAGTGCGATATTAATAATATTTTGCGCCAGTTTAATGTTACTGGCCAGCTACCTGTTGGTAGCGTTCAGCCTCAATATGGTGATTTTAGCGGGATTACTGATTATCAGTCTGCCCTTAATGCGGTGATGGCAGCTCAAGACTCCTTCCTTGCGCTTCCAGCCAAGGTAAGGTCAAAGTTTGATAATGATCCCGCTCTTTTTGTTGATTGGGCCTCAGATGAGGCCAATAAGGACGAGATGAAGGCATTGGGCCTTCTTCGTGAAGAGACCGCTCAGGCGGTCGTTATGTCACCTAGCGAGCCGGAAACCGGCGAGCCTGCACAGTGATCTACTTGATGTAACTGTGCTAGGTGACACCAAAAGGAGAAAAAATATGATGCGTCGCAGACCAATTAATAAATATAAAGCCGCTAAGAAGTTTCGTAGGGGTTCTATGCGGACGAAGTCCGCCAATATGCGTAGTAACCCTATGCGCGGCGGATGGCGACTGTAACGTGCCCTGTTTCCACCCGTTATCGGCGTGGAAAACGGCAGCAGGGGACGTTGTTTTCTATGAGAGCGCCAGGCACGACATCGTGCGCAGCCTCACGCTGCCATGCGGTCAGTGCGTAGGTTGTCGGCTTGAGCGTTCTCGCCAGTGGGCGATTAGGTGTTTGCATGAGGCAAGTAGGTATACAAACAATTGTTTTATTACGTTGACGTATAACGATGAGCACTTGCCGGCAGACCAGAGTTTGCATTATGATCATTTTCAGAAGTTCATGAAGCGCCTTCGGAAGGCGCATAGAGGCATTGACCCCGTAGAGGGTCAGTATCCGATCCGTTTTTATATGGCAGGCGAATATGGCGAAAATTTTGGCAGACCTCACTTCCATGCCTGCGTTTTCAACT